GCTTGCTCAATCCTGAGCAATCCGCAAGATTCCTCGATTACATGTTCGATGCAACAGTAATCGGTAAAGTAGCACGTACAGTTCGAATGAGAGCTGACACTACAGAGATTGATCGTATTGGCGTTGGCACAAAGCTTATGAAGCTTGCAGCTGAAGCAGATAACCTAAACAGCGGAAATGCAGCTGTACAGTTCTCAAAGATTTCTCTCACAACAAAAAAGCTTCGTCTAGATTGGGAGCTTTCAACTGAGTCTCTAGAAGACAACATTGAAGGTGCAGATCTAGAAGATCACATTGCAAGACTTATGGCAACACAGGCTGGTAACGACCTTGAGGACGTAGTTCTTAACGGTAACACAGCTGACACAGGAGACTTGCTATACAAGTCATTTGATGGTGTTGTTAAGATTGCAAAGGCAAATGGCCACGTAGTAGCTGGAGCGGGTGCAGCAATATCTCGTGACATCTTCAACAAGGCTCTTAAGGCAATGCCACGTAAGTACAAGCAGCGTCGTACAGACCTACGCTTCCTTTCAGGCTCAAACCTTATACAAGATTACTTGTATTCAACATCAAGAGACATCCAGAACATTAACCCACAAGATATTGCTTCAAGCATTATCCGTGGAGACCAGCCAGGCCTAGGTGGCCCAGCAGGTTTCGTAGCTCCATTCGCATTTGGTATTCCAATTGTTGAAGTTCCGCTACTTAAGGAAACTCAGACTGGTTCATATGCAACTCCAACAGGAGATCACGGAGACGTTCACTTGACATTCCCTAATAACGTAGTTATTGGTATCAAGCGCGACGTAACTGTTTACCGATTCTTCTGGCCAAAGAAGGACTCAATCGAATATACAATGTATACTCGTGTTGGAACCCAAATTGAGCAGGCAGACGCATGGGTTGTCGTTAAAGACGTTAAGGTTGCTTCTTAATTTAAGAAATAACTTGCTGGAAAGGCCCCCAATTAATTTTGGGGGCTTTTCATTTTAATTTTATAGTGCTATAATTTATATACATACCAAAGGAGTATATATATGTCATTTGACACACTTAAGGTCAAAGATCTAAAGGCATTAGCAGCGGACTTCGCAGTTGATGTTGATGGACTAAAAAATAAAGCAGATGTTATTGCAGCCCTAACAGAAGAAGGAGTAACTTGGTCAGTTTACCAAGGTACACTTAAAAACATAGAGAACGCAAAAGAAGATTCAGATGAAATTCTTCCTCGCCTAGATCCAAATCAAAAGCTTGATGAAGATATGATCCTTGTAAAAATGGATCGCCCAAATGCTAGATATGATGCTTTAGGATTTACATTCACTAGAGATCATCCATTCGTAGCAATGAAGCCAGATGTGGCTCAAGAAATTTTTGATAAGGAGGAAGGGTTTAGATTGGCTACACCTAGAGAAGTACAGGAGTACTACAACTAAGCCTAACACATGGCAGAGATATACATAGATACAAACGCTCCAATTAAGACAAGAATTTCTTGGAGAGGCGAGGTACTAGATAACTCAAACCCAGTTGTTGTTGTTGTATATGACATAACTGAGGATGATACCGTTGTTCCAGCAATTAGCCCCACTCAACAGGTTGGTATATTTACTGCAGTTCCAGAAGAGTCTAACCCTGGGACTTATGCTCTATATCTTCCGCTACCACTAACTAATAGGTTAAAAAAACTTAAGCTTGTGTGGCAGTTTACAATAGAAGGTGTTTCTCAGTACTTGACAACGTATTGTGATATTGTTAAGCCTTATGTAAACCTAGCGGAAGTTATAGAAGACTTAGGCTTAGGAGCAGAAGCTTCAGACCCTAACTTTAAAAGCTATCATGAATTAAGAATGGCAGAAAAGTATGCAAGAAAAATGATTGAAAATTATACTGGTCAAAAATTCTATTTATTCCATGACACAATTACAATAATGGGAAGCGACTCAGACACTCTTTCTTTTACTAGCAAAATACATGAGCTGCATTCTCTTAGCCAAAATGATCAAATTCTAGTAGATAATCTTAATAATATTAATTATCTAGGTTATGAAATAAAAACTACAACAAGTGGATTTGGAATCAGAATAAACCAAGAAAGTCTTTTAGATAGAGATGTCTATGTTGCAAATGGAATGGTTCCTCCTTCAATTCATGACTTAAGCCCAGATATTTTTAGAAGAGGAAAGTACTACGATGTTCATGCAGTATTTGGTTGGGAATATATTCCAGATGAGGTTGAGCAGGCAGCTATAGAGATTATGCGTACGTATTTTGCCAAGGATAGACTATGGCGAGATAGGTATGTTAGTAAAATATCAACAACAGATTGGGATTTTGAGTACTCATCTGATGCATTTACTGGTACTGGCTCAGCGTATGCAGATAAGCTGCTTGAAGATTATGTTGTAACTCAAATGGTAATTGTGTAATGTTTGAGATAGTTGATGGCTTAATGTCTATGAAGATGGATATCTATAGGCAGCAAGAGCAGCAGGATAAAGATACTGGTGCCATCATTAGAAAGTTTTACTATATTAAAACATTAGATTGTTATGCTAGAGGAGTAATTACTGAAAGTCGAAACAGATCTAATGATAATCAAAAATTTGGAAACAAGTATTCAAACAACCAGTACATAGAAGCTAGAACATCTGAAAGATTAACCCCAAGAGATAAGATTAAAAACATAAGAGACGCAGACGGAAATGCTATCTGGTACGAATTAAATTATCCAAGCGACACTCCCACTGTTTTTGATGTTGTAGGAACTACACCGATATCAGATCCTTTTGGTAATGTTGTTGGTTATAACTCATCATTACAAAGAGCGGAGAACCAGCAAATTGACATCTGAAATTTTAGCCATTAAAGCAGCAAGCGGATTGGTAAATCTTATGGCCAATAAGCCTGTCAGTGGTGCACTAAGAGACAGCACAGTAGCACAGATATCTGCAGCACTATTCTATAAAACAAATGTAATGGCAAAGCTAGCATCAAATGCTCAATTTCAATCAGCATTTAGAAATGTAATCTTTGATCAATTGCAAGTTGATTTTGGCGATTATATTGATGCAAAAGCAAGAACTTCCCCAAAATCTTTTCACCACGTTTATGAGTGGGACAGGGTTGGCCAAGACGAGGCAAGACTATTTAAGTTAAAACAACTTCCAGCAGATGGATTATCTTTAAAAGTTAATTATGAATTGACCGATTCCAAATCCTTTGTACCTTCTGAAAATTCTAAAAATAAACATGTCTTTGTAAAAAAAGCTGAAATAATGGAGCAGGGAAAGACCGTAGTTATTGCTCCAAGATTTTCAGAAAGGCTTGTGTTTGATATAGATGGATACACCGTGTTCATGCCAAAGGGGCAATCAGTTACTGTTAAAAAACCAGGCGGAGCGGCAACCAAAAATGCATTCTTTTCACAATATAGATACTTCTTTACTGGCAACCTAGTTAATCTGTCTATAAAAAAATCGGGATTCCAAAGACTATTTAATTCATCATTGTCTAGAGCATTAGGAGTTCCAGCACAAGTTAAAACAGTTAAATATAGCTTCTCGCCAAATCAGCTGGCAAATGAAGCAGAGGCTGCTACATCAGCAGCATTTGCGAGGTTCGTAAATGGCTAATTATAAATTAGATTCAATGTTTGAAATAAGAAAGTTCTTATGGAACAGACTTACATGGCTGGGCATATTTGATGAGAATGATTACTATTCAGATAACCTAGGAGAGGCACTTGTGCCAATAGTCCCAGTTCAGCAACAGCCAGAAATGAATCAATTCTTGAGCGGCAAGAAGCATATAGTCTATGATAAAGTAGGCATGTCCTATGAGAATAACTGGATGATATGTTGCGAGCAAATCCTATTAACCCTATATTCACCAGAGATCCTGGATATTGTTGAAATAAGAAACTTCCTAACTGATGAATTTAGAAGAATGGATGAGTCTGCCAGAGATGTTAATAAATGGGCGGGATTATCAGATAAATTCAAGTTCCATAGTATTCAAGTAGCAGATATATCATCTACAGCCCCATCAGAAGAAATCCAAGGATTCTATGCAGCAGATGTAGTATTAGAGATAAAGTACTCAAGAATACTAGATGGCAAAGGCAGATTTGCCTAGTTTGCCTTTTATAAGGTAGTAGAGTAAAATTAGAACAGAGGAAAGGGCCTAGCCAGCCAAAATATATATATTAATTTCATATGAAATCAGGAGGCAATACAATTATGGCATATCAAAATACAGGTGACGCAAGAAACATTCTTGTTGGTGCATCACCGCTATTCTTGTCAGTAGAAGATTCAACAGTATCTGGTTACGATTCAAGCATGGATGCAGGCGAAGCAAACGCTTTTGTTGCATCAAAGAACCGTTTTGTACCAGCATTCTCATCAGGAGAGTCTTACACTACAACACTAAATAAAGTTTTAACAACAACAGGTGCTACTCAAACAGCAACACCTTCAGAATCAACACCAGCAATCGGTGGAGCTTACCGCAACGTAGGTTACACAAATAACGGTCTTCAGATCAGCTACCAGCCAACATTTGACTCAGTAACTGTTGACCAGTTGCTAGATACAGCTAAGCTGTTCAAGTCTGCGATGATGGTTCAAATCTCAACAGAAATGGCAGAAGGTACTCTAGAGAACGTTCTTGCAGTATTTGGTCAAAAGGGATCAACACTTACATCAACAGGAACTGGTTCAACAGCAGTTGACACACTAGGTTTGGAAGCAGGTGCACTAGGTGCAGCTCCAACAGAGCGTCAGCTAATTGCAGTTGGACAGGCTCCAACTTCAGAAGCATCAGCAACTGAGCGTGTATATTATGCACGTCGCGTTTTGTCTGTTGAACAGTCACAGTTCTCTTTGGCTCGTACAGCAGCAACAACATTCCCAGTAACATTCCGTCTTCTACCATCAGGTGACTCAGCTCACGCTGGTTCAGAATACGGTAAGATTATTGACCGCGTTCTATCAATTTAATTATATTAATAATTAATATCAAAGCCCCCAAGAAATTGGGGGCTTTGCTCTTGTATCCGTATAATGGTTATGCTATAATAATTTAGACGATCCTTAAGGAGGATAAATTGGCAACAACAGTATATGATGTAGAAGAGATTGAACTACAAAGCGGAGCTAAAGTAAAGCTCAAGCCATTATCAATCAAGCAGCTACGAAAGTTTATGGAAGTAATTAAGAAAGTTCAAGATGCAGAAGACGAGACAGCAACCCTTGGAATTTTAGTTGAAGCATGCGGAGTAGCATTAGAAACACAGCTTCCAGATCTAGTTGCAGACCTTGACAAGCTAGAAGATGCATTAGATGTTCCAACAATTAATAGAATCCTTGAAGTTTGCGGAGGAATTAAGATGGACGACCCAAACCTAATAGCGGCAGCGGTACTGGCTGGTCAGAACTAGATTTAGCCGCTTTAGAAGGCCAAGTTTTTCTTCTGGGTCACTGGAAGAATTATGAGGAACTAGAAGAAAATTTATCAATGCCAGAATTGGTTCAAACCATAACAGCGATGAATGAGAAAGAGCATAACCAAAGAAAGTTTGCAGCGTCACTAAAAGGAATACAGTTAGATGATGGTGTAGAAGAAAAAGAAAAAGGTTCTACCTTTGAAGATATCCAAAGAAGAGCACTTGGAATAAATGCATCAGCAGATGATGTTGTTGCTTTGCAAGGGCCCTTTGCAGCGAAAGCTGGATTTGGAATTGGCGCAGGGTTAGGATACTCTAGGAGTAATTAGTGGCTGACGAACAAATTGTAACCAGTATAGTCGCCAAAGCCGACTTATCTAGCCTTGTGTCTGAAGTACACAGGGCTAGTTCTAGTCTCCAACAATTACAAAGAGAACTTCTTGCATCTAATAGAGCCATATCTGCTTCAACAAAATTAGCAAATAACTTATTTAGAGATACACTAACTGGAAGCGGACAGTTTTCTAGTCACTTTGTAAACCTTAATTCAGATGTAGATAAGTTTGGTAAAAACCTAGACTCTGGTAGATTAAAGCTTAAGAATTACTTCCAGACATTTAGAGAACACGCTACAACTCAAAAGGGAATGATAAGGGAGCTTGCCAAAGAGCAGGTAATGCTTCAAAACTCAGTGCTCCAGCCTTTAGGTAGAAATGCTCAAGGATTAATGCAGTACAACGTTATGATCCCAAGAGGATTAGACGCTGTAAAAAATAGTGCACAGCTAGCTCGCATGGAACTTCAGATAATGAATCGTGCACTATCTGAAGGAGCAGGATCTTTAATTAACTGGGGTAAAAATACCCAGTGGGCAGGTCGTCAGCTGACAGTTGGACTTACAGTTCCATTAACAATGTTTGGTGCTGCAGCAGGAAAAGCATTTAGAGAAGCAGACCAAGAGCTTGTAAGACTTACAAAGGTTTACGGTGGGCTAGCTGCAACATCTGCAACGGATTTAAAAGCAATTAGAGAAGAAGTTATACAGACAGCAAAATCTTTATCTCAAACAATGGGAGCTTCTTTTAAAGATACAATTGCACTAGGTGCTGATATTGCGGCAACTGGAAAGATGGGCAACGATCTTTTAGGCTCTATAGAAGAAACCACTAGACTTGCAATCCTTGGAGAAGTAGATAGACAAGATGCAATGAAAGCTACTCTTTCAATTCAAACAGCTTTTAAGCAAAATACACAACAGCTTACAGAATCAATTAACTTTCTTAACGCAGTTGAAAACCAAACTTCTACAACACTTAACGATTTAGTAGAAGCAATTCCAAAAGCTGGTCCAGTTATACAGCAACTCGGAGGCAGCATCGAAGACTTAGCTCTTTATATGACTGCAATGAGAGAAGGTGGAATTAACGCATCTGAAGGTGCAAACGCATTAAAGTCAGGTTTAGCTTCTCTTATTAATCCAACAAAACAAACAGTCGGTATAATGTCAGATTTTGGCATAGATGTAATGGGGCTGGTTGCAAAAAATACTGGTGATACAACTGGAATGTTGCTAGATTTGCAAAAAGCTTTAAATACCCTAGACCCATTGAGTAAAGCTAGAGCACTTGAGCAAATGTTTGGTAAGTTCCAGTTTGCAAGAATGAGCGCACTTCTAAACAACCTTGGAAAAGAAGGAAGCCAGACGCTTCAGGTTATGGATTTAATGAAGGCAAGCACTTCGGATTTGGCGGGAATTGCAGAGCGAGAATTAGGAATGATTACAGAGTCTGCATCTGGTAAGTATAGAAGAGCTATGGAGTCTTTAAAAGCACAGCTTGCAGATGTAGGAGATGAGTTTCTTGGGGTTGCAACTAAGCTTATAAATGCTGCGTCAAAGATTTTAGAATTCTTCACTAATTTGCCATCACCGATTAAAAAAGCTCTTACTTTTATGGCAGGATTTACAGCATTAGTTGGCCCACTAATTATGTTAACTGGTGTACTTGCCAACTTCTTTGGTTATATAACAAAGGGAATAGTCCAGCTCAGATCTTTCTTTATGAAAGCAAATGGATGGAAGATGCTTACTCCAGAAATTATTGCTGCTCAAAAAGCAGCAGAAATGGTTGAGAATGCATTTTATTCAGATGCAGCTGCAGCTCAAGTTCTTCACAATGCATTGCAAAAACTTGTTTTAGATTATCAAAACCTTCAAGCAGCATCAATGAAGAGTGCAGTTCCAGTAAACGCAGGAGTCTCTACTGTTGCTGGAAATACAATTGTTGCTCCTGCTCATGGAAGAAGAGTTGTAGATCCTGATGATCCATATGTTGGAGATCCTAATACTAGAGCAATGTCTCACATTAGACCAAGGGATCTTAATAATCCAGCTACTCTGTTTGGTGGTGTTCCAGGAGCTATACCAGTAAATAGGGGAATATCTAGAACTCCTCAAATTTATATGCATGACAGACTTCCAAATGTTGAAGGCCTAACAA